AGCAGGGAGGGGGTGAGTAAAACTTGTGATATTGTTCAAAAAAGTGGTAAAGCTATTTTCGCTATAAGCAATATTAGTATTGCATCTGAAGCTGTATTATCTGATGTAAATCCTAAATACGGTGAACCTATTGATCGTGATGTTGAAGTTCATTTAATGGTTGGTTCATCCGGTCTTATAGATATGCAAATAACTTTTGAAGGTATTTATAGAATAATGTCAGCTGAGGGTGATAATAAGTATATATCTACTAATATACAAGGTTTTAATGTTATAGTAGAAATTGATAATATTTGGATATATGGTGGTGGTGCTCATATAACTGTTACAGGTTATGATAAAGCTAATACACCTTTTGAATGTTATATATCACTTATGGCACAAATGATGTAGTTATGGAAGAAACAATTGTTTTTAATCTCTTTAATTCTATAAGCTTTGCTTTTATCGCTATTGTGCTTTTAGCTACTTATGGTATTAATGAGATTGCTACTAAGATTGCTAAGAAGAAACTACCGAGATACTTCAAGTCTCTTGTTAGCTTAATCGTAGGTATTGCAACTATGGGGCTTTACTTATACAAATTAGATGCTTCACTGGAAACGGTGCTGCTATCTTTTCTGATATGTACCTTTGGGTATGATTTAATTATCAAACCTATACTCAAAGCTATAAAACGGCATTTTGCTGATTCTAAAAGCGTATGATCGCGGACTAAAGGAGTGCTACTGCTAAATTGCGTAGTACTCTCTTTTGTCATATCAAGGAAAATCATTGCTCGCTTAAATCATCGACTAAACGTTCTATTAATGATTTAAATTCCTTTAGGTATGACACCTGTGACTTATACTAATTTGAATAAGCTCTTATTAATTAGAGATATTCAAGAGATTGCTAAAACTTATATCAATGATGATAGAAGTTATCGTTGGATTTGGAAGAACAAAATTGCTGACGTATATCATATTGGTTATGTAACTTTTATGAATTACATTAGTGTTCCCTCTATTAATGCAAAGATTGACGAAGCTATCGCTAAGAAGAAACGTTAAATATAATGTTCAACTGTTGAGTATTAATGTTCATGTTATAAATCATTTCATTGTTATCAGTACTAATAGTAATATATTTGTTGTGCATCTCAATGTCGAGGTGCATTAAAACAAATTAATGCTATGAATACTGAAAACGAAACTGGTGTTAAAGTTCCGAAAGGACAAATTAATTACAACACTGTTGCAGGTTCTTTAGGTCTTGCTGCTTTTGCAGGACTTGGATTGAGAAATTGGTTAGGTAACGGTAATGGTTCGGTTGCTGCTGGAGCTACTGCTGTTGCTGAAACTCAATTAGTTTCTGGTCTTATGGCTGAACTTGCTAAAGAGAAGTCTGAACGTTATGCCGATAATGTAGGTATAAACACGTTTAAAGAGGCTTTAGCTTTAATCAAAGAAGAACGTGAAACTCGTCAAGCTAACGACAAGATTATATTTGAAACTCTTGCTCGTTTGGATAAGGAATCTGCACTTAACAAACAGGATATTGAAAACTTCAAGAAAGAAGTCGCTCGTGAGTTCAGTGATGTTCGTCACGATTTCAAAGCTGCTATCGCTCTTGAAGCTGAACGTAGAGAATCTGCTGATGAACGTATTTTCGATTATGCAAATTGCAATTTCGTTAAGTACATCAAAAAGATCAATGCTGCGGAGATTTGTCCGGTTGTTGAGTTAGCGGCTCGTACTGCTGGTCCGGCTGTACCTGATCCTAACGCTCCTACCACTTCTACAGTAAACGCTTAATCTTGAAGTGGTATGACTAACGCAGAACTTGTTGCAGTAGCTGTTGGTAAATGGCTAACACCAATCGTTAAAACTATTGGAGGTGGGATTAAGATTCCTGTTACTTCTGGTATCGGAAAGTTTATGGGTAGTGTTTTTGGTTTAGACCTTTCTACTTATAATCTTCTGAATGAATTAGATTTTATTATAGAGCCTACACTTGATTATATTATTAAGCCTCAGTTGGCTAAGTTATCTAAGTTCATACCTGATGAGCAGATTCCTAAAGTAGTTAATAGCTATCTTGATGCAGCTATTTCTAAAGCTACTGCTAAAGGTTCTGTGAATCTATTTGGTTTTGAGTTCGAAGCTACTGCTTTTCAAAATCTTAAACGTGAAATTGATAACTCTCTTAAAAATAATGTAAGTCATGATGAAAGACCCGCATGAGCATAGTGATATGCCACACGAAAGTGAAGATGTAAGAAAGAGGGATTGTCGAAAGTATAAAGAATTCTACGGAAAACATTTTACTAAAGACCTATGTGAATGGGCTGTTAAACGTATGGAGAATCGTAATGGTACTACTCACCATTATAGTCTTGATGAAGTCAAATCTATTTGGCACAAATACAAGATGAATGATCTCCATAATGCTAACTGGTATGATGTTATGTATGTAATGAATATGGCTTATGCAGATTTCTATGGTCGTTTGTTTACCGAACATCATGAATGTGCTATGTATGCTTATCTTTACATTAGTGATCCCGACGGTTACGAAGGTATTGCTTTCCAAAGATGGTTAGCTGATATTAAAGCTCAAGACGATGAAGTGCCTTGGCAGAGATTCATCTAATTAGTTTTGGTCGCAGGTGTTATTTATATCAAGGCAATTTTAATTATTCCTAATCCGACTACTGGTTCCGCTGGTAGTCGGATTTTTTTGTTTATAGCAACTTATTCAAACACGCAAGTATGAATTATAAAACACGTTGTGTAATGAGTGGTATTTTTATTGCTATATTGAACTTGATTGGTGTTATTGTTTCATCTATTGGTGTTGTCTTCGTAAAAGAATGGATTGCTAAGAAGAGACGTAAGGTTGTTACTAATCTTCTTACATCTAAAGCAGAATGTTGGATGCAACTCGATAAAATAGCCTCAAATATTAGAGAATCTCTTAATGCTAAAGGTGTTTACATTGCATACTTTCATAATGGTGGTAAGTTCTGTAATGGTATTAATATGGATAAGTTTACTGTTATCGCAGAAGATTACGATATTAGTATTACAGATCCTTATAAGAATCGTTATAAGAATGTTCTTACTTCTATTATGCCTTATACTATTCTACGCTTATACAGAGATAGTAAGTACATTTTCCGTATGAGTGCTTTGACAAAGTATCATTCTAATATGTATGTTGGAGATCTTCGTTCACGTGGATGTAATACTGCTATTAGCATTCTTATTCGTGACTTGAAAACTGATATGCCTATTGGCTTTCTTAGTGCTGAGTTCGAGCTTGACTTTGAACCTGACGCTGAAATGATGCAAACATTCTGGAAAAATCACAATCGTATTTCTCGCAATATGACTATGGTTATAGATGCGACAGAAGATACCATTAAAAACTAAAATACCATGACTGTTATTTACGCAAGAACTAGTCTGCCATCAAGGTGTGGTAGAGGTTTCAAAAATCAAAAAAACGTTATTAGAGTTACTAACCGGTATACTAATGCTGGTCCGTGGCACGGGGTTGTTCCAGTTAAGAATCGTCCTATTATGATCATAGGTGGTTCTGATACTCCTGAACTTGAATTGTCCACTAATCTTCTTAAATTTATCCCTAGAGGTGAAACTAAGAATCTTGGTATTACTACTAATAAATCTTGGCGAATTGTTTAATGTATTATTATGGCAACACTTAATCAATTAGGAAGTAAGATTTCTAATATATTAGGTAAGCCCGGTGATCATAGCATTCAAGAGAGAGCTAAAGATGCTTGTAAGGCACTCTTTGCTACTTTTATTCGTCAGAGTATTGAGCGCAATGGTGTAGATGAGGTGCTTAAAGTTAGCTTTAATGTTCCTCTTATCTGCGTTCCGCTTACCGATATAGAAAACACATATGCGGGAATTGGTGCTAAAGATATGGTTCTTACTACTGAGCATCGAGTTCCTACACCTTTACGTATGCCTAATGATGCACCTTTTCTTCATGTTTATACTCAACATGATGATGGGAGTCTTATTACATATAAGTACGCTAATAATAGCGTAGTTCCGCTCCTTACCATAGTCTATTCCCCTACTGGGGTTTGGGGAGTGTATCAAATCGTTAATGGTAAACTTAAAATTATTATCAAAAATACTCTCAAAAACTTTGAGATTGATGCTAAAAATTATAAGTTTGTAACAATCGTGTATGTAGCTGAAAATCCTGCTGAGGTTATCACTATGTATATGGAAGATGATGGTCAAGATATTGAACTTCCACTTCCTGCTGATATGATAGAACGTATAACTTATGAGGTTCTTAGAACTGAATTCGGTATTAAGCCTACAGAACACGAAGTTAAGATTATTAGTGATGCAACTTATGCTCCTAATGATCCTAATGGTACTCAACGTTTAATCCATAATAAAGTAGAATAAACTATATGGAATCCATGCACTATTACCACGACTATCTCGAACAATGTTATAATACTATCGAGAAATTAAGTACTGATCTTCATAATATTTATGTTAGACGTAATAATCTAGTTAATATCTGTTATGCTAATCTGAATCTTCTTGAATCGAATGGAATAACTAAAGAGATTATTGATGATCTTATTTTAGGTAAACGAGTTAAAGGTGTTAAGCTCTTACGTAAACTTAATTGGAGTGACGAAGCTAAGGCAGTATCTCTTCGTATTACGTTTAATCGTTTTGTTTATCTATCTACTATTCGTATTCCTAAACTTCTTGCTATTATTAGATATTATGATTGGATGTGTCGTATTCCTTATCCGATATTTAATCAAATACAGAGAGGTCTTAATAAGTCTCTAATTGAGAATCTTATTCGTGGTGATAGTGTTTCTTTAGGTACTTACATTGGTAAGTTTCAAGTTCAACGTGCTGTTGCTAGAGAATCTGTTGATTGGGCTGCTTCGTTTCGTCTTAGGGATGAGATGATTGCTGCTGGTATCGAAGTTAAGAGTTTTCTTAATCCTTATGGTAAGAATTGGCATGTTAAATCTGATAATCCGTATTATTGGTTCTGTAAATGGATACGTCATAATATGGGTGTTGATGTTGTACCTAATCAAATATTCTATAAATTTAAACCTAATCATTGTCATGTAAACATTATGACTAGTGATAAGGTGCTTAGGCATAAATCTATAGAAGAAGTTATTAAAGCGGATAATCTTGCATTTGATGCTAAACTCAAATACATGATTGAACATGATAAAACTATTATGGATAGGTATCCGCCTACTAAAAGCAAAAGAGAACGTATTAAAAACAATGAAGTAGATGAATACATTAGACCAAAACTTGATTAGTTCTAGTGTTGTTATTCATAGGATTATAGAAGATTATGATGTTCATTCTATGGACTTTATGACTCGTATTCCTACTTGGATATGTGAAGCTCTTGCTGATTTAAATATTCAACAGCATCTTATTAATGTTGGTAAAGTTATCGACTTTGATGAGTATCGTTGTGAGATTCCAGAGGGTTGTGAGAATATACGTCTTGTTACAATTAATGGTAAACGTGCGGATTTTACTACTAATCCTGCTCCTTTTGAGCATGATGATGGAAATTATATACCGCTCGCCGTTTCATTCCCGATAGGAGTAAACCTTACAGAGAATGTCGTTTTTGACTTCATACGAGCCACCAGAGAGAGTTTATACACTTACTCGATTAACGGGTCGTATTTGCATCTGAATGTCAGAAAAGGCATGCTGGGCATCTTATTTCACGGGTTGCCAATGACACTTGACGAGATTCTTAAAATCAATGTTCCTCTTATACCTAATAATGATGTTCTTATTGATGTTCTAAAGAACTTTGTTATGATGCGTATTCTTCAACGTAATTACAGGCATCCTGTTTTAAATCTTAGAGATAGTAATCCTTATACTAATCCGGCACTTGCTTACGATAATGCTAAAATTAAAGTTCGCAATGCTTGTAATAGGCTTACTAAAGATAAACGTGATGATTGTAGTAGGTCGTTATTAAACTTCTTAAATATGAAAAATCATTATGTGAACGGCTATGAAAGTAAACGCAGGTCTTTACCCTAACGCGAATCCGTCATTAGTCAATAGTGATACTAAGTCTTATGCACTTAATGTTCTATATAACGAGGATGGTGAGACTCTTATCAATGAAAATGGATTTGAGAAACATCATGATTATTCTGATTATGGTCAGTGTATTGGCACCATTCCGATTCCCGTTGGAGTGGTGCTTTTTTTTGTTAATAGAAACGGTGCTAATCCTAGTGTACCTGACGGAGATTACATTATATGGCATAGTGATGAAACTATTGAAGGTGATATAAAGTATTCAGATGTTATTTATAAAGCTCCTCTGGTTGGCGATAGTACAGTTTTAAACTTTAGTGAAGATCGTCCTATTACTGGTGCTTATTCTTATAACAAAAATAATCATCTGATTATTACTTTTACAGAAGGTAATTCGACTGCTGCTAATG